TTCCTTGCTGACGCTGATCAATACAAGAAGGGCATCAAGCAAGTCAACGATGGCATGGGTGGGTTGAAGACCCAGGTGTCAAGTCTGTTGCCATCATTCAAAACAATGGCGATTGCTGGTGCAGCTGCGTTCGGTGCTGTGAGTGCGTTTGCCACAAAGGCAGTTCAGGCTGCGATGGAAGATGAGAAGTCGCAAGCATTGTTGGCGAAGCAGTTGCGCACCACCTTTGGTGCTAGTGATCAGTTGATTGAATCCACAGAACGATTGATCGCAACTCAACAACTTCTGACTGGTGAATCTGATACGAACCTTCGAGCAGCGTTGAGTGGGTTGACCCGCGCCACTGGTGACTACAACAAAGCAACAGGTCTGCTGAGTTTGTCACAAGATATCGCAGCAGCCACAGGAAACGACTTGACGGCTGTGAGCATAAGTTTGGGCAAAGCTTCACTCGGTAATTTCACTGCGTTGAAGAAGTTGGGTGTGCCAATCGATGAGAATGTGGTCAAGTCCAAAGACTTCCAGGCAGTGTTGGAGTCGTTGACTGCGACCTTTGGTGGTACGGCTGCGACTGCTGCTAACACATTTGGTGGCAGATTAAAAATCATAAGAGGACAGTTCGGTGAGATTGTTGAAACGATTGGTGCAGCCTTGCTCCCATACTTGGATCAGTTCGCAAAGTTCCTAGTGGACAAAGTTGCTCCTGCTGTTCAACGAATCACCACTGTTATTGGTGAAGATGGTTTGATTGCAGGGTTTCAGCAGTTGATCTTTGAATCTGGCAGTGCCGGAACATCTGTTGTTGCAGCGTTCAAAAACATGACTATTGCTGGTGCGCAATTAGTCAATGTTTTATACAAGGCTTACTATTTTGCTAAGGCCACTGCTGAGGCACCATTCTCAGCAGGTCAAGCAGCTAAGGACGCATTCAAAGCCTTGACAGGAACAGCAATCGATATTGACAAACTTAGAGCTTCGTTTGACAAAATTGCTGTACCAATCAACAACTTCAAAACTGAGTTGATAACTGCCGATCAAGCAGAACGAATGTTCAATAAGACTGGCAAGATCACATCAGACACGTTTGACGGGGGTGGCGGTGTGGCTAAGGCTGTGATGAACGCTACGGACAAGTTAAAGATTTATACGGATGCGTTGAAGACATCCAACTCTGCACAGAAGTCGTACACTAATGCGCAGAAGGATTCGGTGAAGGCTGCTCAGTCGTTGGCGGATGCTAACCAGGGTGTGATTGATTCTCAGGCTGCGTTGGATGCTGCGGTGGCTGGGTTTGGTGCTGATTCAAAACAGGCTAAGGATGCTTCAAAGGATTTGGATCAGGCTCAGCGTGGATTGGATCGTGCCAATCTTGGTGTAGAAAAGTCCATTCAAGCTGTTACAGATGCCGAAAAGAACTTGGCTGATGTGAGGGCTAAGAAGGGTGCTGATCCTAGGGATATTCGTGAAGGGGAGATTGGTGTTGCTAGGGCTAAACAGGATCAAGCCGCAAGTGTCCAGGCTGTTGCTGATGCTGAGAAAGAATTGGCACGTGTTCGTCGTCGTTCTCGATCAACGCCAGAAGAGTTGTTGGCGGCTGAAACCAATTTGGCTAACGCAAAGTTTGATGTTGAACAGGCTGTGTTTGGTGTTACTGATGCAGAGAAGGAGTTGTCTGATCTTCGTTTGATGACAGGTTCCACACCTCAAGAGATTCGTGATGCTGAGATTTTGTTGGCTGAGGCGAAGTTGTCAAGTGCTGATGCTGTGGATGTTCAGGCTGAGGCGACTGATGGGTTGAATAAGAAACAGGGTTTGTTGAATGAAGCGATCTTTGGTGCGTTGCCAGATTCGGAGACGTACAAAACTTTGACTGAACAGTTGAAGGATGCGAAGGTGGATCAGGCTGCTGCGTCTGATGCTGCGGCTGATGCGATTGATCGTGAGGCTGAGGCGTTAGAAAGATATGCGGCTGCGATTGAGGCTGCTGGGAAGATCGCTGCATTGTATCCAAAAATTACTGGCAATTTTAATTTGAATAATCCGATGGCTGGTTCTGCTAATACCATTCCTGGAACTGTGACTGGTAACGCTGGGTTCACTGGTCGTCCTGAGCAGGGTGGTGGTGGTTTTGTTGTGAATGTGAACGCTGGTTTGGTTACCTCTCCAGCTACGGTGGCTCAAGAGATTACTGATTTGTTGACTGGCAACGGCAGGCTGAATGGAATCCCTAGTTACGGTGGTTCCTTTGGTGCGACTCGCTAATGGCTAAGGCGGCGAAGTGGGGTTCAACGTACAAGGTGTTGTTGGATGTTGGGTTTCTTGCGAACGAGTTCATTCTTGATACTTCTGAGTTGGATGGGTTTGCTGTGTTGGATGGTTCCACAGATTTTGTGGACATCACAGAGTATGTGACGAACATCAATATCAATCGTGGCCGTTCCAGTCAACTTGATTCGTTCCCTTCATCGAGTTGCACGGTTGTTGCTGATGATCGTGCAGCAGACCGATACTTTGATCCACTGAATACTTCCTCCGCATGGTACTCGGGTGGGACTGTGGGTATCGCACCACGTCGCAAGTTTGAGGTGTACGGCGGTACTGCTGGTACGCAAGCCATGTTCTCAGGATTTGTGTACGACTTGAACATTGACTATGCCGATCCGAACTTGTCAACAGCAACGATTGTTTCTACTGATGCGCTCGGTCAACTAGGTCAAGCCACATTTGAAGCGTTCACCCCATCTGAACAATTAACTTCGGCACGGGTGAACGCCATCCTCAATCTCAACGAAGTTTCGTTCTCGACAGCTCTGCGAAGCATTGAGACAGGTGTGGCAACTTGTGGTGATTTCCCGTATGACGATGGGACGAATGTGTTGCAGGCGTTGAATGATGTGGCTGTGGCTGAGGGTGGGCGTTTGTTTGTTGGTCGTTCTGGGTTGTTGAACTTTGATGCTCGGGTTGGTGCTGCGTCTGGTTCTGCTGTTGCGAACTTTGGTGGTACGGCTGGGTTGCCGATTCAGTCTTTGACAAATGAGTTTGGTGCTGAGACGGTGTTGAACCGTGTGACTGTTTCGGTTGCTGGTGGGGTTGATGTTGCGGTTGCTAGTGGCACTGCGTCTCAGGGTGAGTATGGGATTAAAGCTGTGTCGTTGACTGATTTGCCGTTGGTCGATGATGGTGTTGCTGATCAGTCGTTAGCCAATTTTTTGGTGTCTAAGTTTCAGAATCCGACAGTGAACTTTTCGGGGTTCACAGTACTGTTGAATGCGTTGACGTCTGCACAACAGGAGGTTGTGGCTGGGTTGGAGATTGGTGATCTGGTGTCGGTGTCAAAAACTTTTGATGTTGGTTCGCCTGGTACTGTTTCACAGAATGTGGTTGTCGAATCAATCCGGCACAGCATCAACCCTCAACGGCATGATGTGACAGTTGGGTTAGGGCAGATTCGGTTAGCCTTTGTGCTGGACACATCCGACCTTGATAACCCAGATTACGGACTACAATAGGAGCATTATGGCAATCAATCCAAACACGACTTTCACCGTAGGGGCTATTCTTGAGGCTCAGCAACAGAATCGTTTCCCGTTTGGCGTAGTTGCGCGCGCAACCAGTAATACGGATTACACATTGACAACATCGTATGCAATTACAACTGGCATGACTGTCACTTTTACAGCTATTGCAGACCGTTATTACAAAATAACTTATTTTGAACCACAATGCCAAACATCAACGGTCGCAAACTCTGACACGAATACTCAAATTAGAGTTACAAACGCCGCTGGCACATTGTTGACTACTGGTTTTGTGCGAACTGAAACAGGCACTCAACAAGACACAGGAACCATAACTCTTGTTGCTACCAGCACTTTTACCGCTGGTTCAGTAACTATTGTCGGTTGCGCGAAAACTAGTTCAACAACTGGCGCACCAGTTTTGGGTCGTAATGCTGCTATCGCTGGCCCGGCATTGTTGCTTGTTGAGGACATCGGGCCTTCGTGAACTTAAAAATTACAGCTCATAAAACTGCACTTCTAATTGACTAAATGATGTGCGTAGTTCTCGTTGGTTGATTGTTGCGCCAGCGTTGCTGGCTACAGTTTGGTCGTTTGTTTCACCAGTATCAGCTGACGATCAACCAGGGTTGAACACCACTTACTACACGATTGATGCGATTCCTCCTGTCAGGTCTGACAGTGTGTATCCGATTTGTGGTTATGAGATTGAGAACAATATCAATCGAAGCTACGACGGTGAGCCATATCAGAACTGCACCGGTGACTTGTTCATGGTTCACATGACAGGGTTCATCACGATCCCTGTGCATCAGACGATTGAGTTTTGGTTGGCTTCTGATGACGGTGGCACTATCAGTATCGGTGGCAATGAATGGGGCAACTGGTCTGATCAGGGTTGTACTTGGATGGAGTCTGGGCAGATAGACATTGTTGCAGGCAGTCAGCCACTTGACTTGTGGATGTATGAGAACGGCGGATCGACGTGCATACTTCTTGCCTGGAACATTGACAATCAAGGCTGGGCAATGGTTCCTGATGAAGTGTTCACCACAACCCTTGTTGCACCTACTACTACTACGACGACTACCACGATCCCTGAAACGACTACCACCACTACGACTACTACCACTACGACTACGACTACCACGATCCCTGAAACGACTACCACCACCACGACTACGACCATCCCAGAAACAACTACCACTACAACAACGGTTGCTGACACCACTACAACAACGGTTGCTGACACCACTACGACCACAACTACAGAACCAACAGTTGAAGTTCCGACGGCCACAACAACAACGGAACCAGAGCCAGAAGAAACCACAACCACGACGGTTGCTAAAGAATCACCGACGACAACTGAAAGAGTGACCACAACCATTGAGGAAGTGACCACAACAACCGAAGAAGAACCCCCATCCCCACAAACTACGGATGAGACACTGCCACCAGACACCCTGCCAGAGCCACCACAAGCCCCTGAGACAAGCGAACCAGCCGAAGACGCACCATTGCCACCCATCAGCGATGAGGCTGTAGTTGAAGCCCTAGCAGACATTGAGCAAGCAACCCCAGCCGAAGTCAAAGCCATAGTTACCGAGCTGCTCACCTTCGCTCTGACCACCGACCAAGCCGTCTCCCTCGCATCGGAACCAGCAGTGTTGGAAGTGTTGACGAATGAGGAAGCGGTTCAAGTGTTTGAGCAGGTTGCAGTTGAGGAGTTGACCACGGAGCAGGCTGTTGAGTTGGTCGCTGCTGTGCAGGAAGCACCAACAAAAGTGCGTAAAGCGTTCGAGGCTGTGTTGAATCTGTTTGAAGGTTTCGCTGATGATTACACGATGACGAATCAAACTGTGCCTATCAAAACTCGTCGTGCGCTGAT